AGATCCTTAAGTACATCCTCATTTAAAGGATTTTTCAAGTGTTCTATTACATCAGACACATTTCTTCCAAGCATTGCTCCAGTTTTTGTGTGATAGATATAACCATCTGCCTTACTTATAATATACTTAAAAAATACGGAATCTCTAACAATTGACTTAATTTTTAATGTTTCCATATCTAAGTTTGTTGCATCAATGAAAGTTTTTGCTGCTCTTTCTTTGTTGCTTTCACCACCCTCTCCATTGATATAGATATCCATGTTCTCATAGATAACATCATTTGGAGTTGATTTTCTATACTGTGTACTATTAATATCTACAACTTTTGCAATGTAGAATAACTTAGTACTGTTTTTGTCAAATAATTTCTGAAGTTCAGCCAATGCTTTGTTACGCATTTTCTTGTATTCAGTTCTTACCATTACTGTTTCCTCAGCTTTATCTAAATAAAACTTAGGTGGAACAGCTTTTGATCTTGCATCCTCATAACTTTTTGAAACTATTGAAAACCCTCCGGCCTCAATTGCAAACAGTTTGATTCTATCATATGGATCATTTGGGTCTAAATATGTAGGCTCATTACCACATGATATTGTTATTTTATTCCAGAAGGTAGCATTATCTGGTTTCAATAACTTTACTTTATTCCAAAACTGAGGATCATCAATTTCAATAACATTTGCAGCTAACTCTTTCTCTAGCTCAACAATTGATTCTCTTACTTGTTTTACTTTAGCTTCTCTATCATCTTGATTTAAAAGTCTAATTTCTGGAGCAAATTCATTAAGACCTGTTACGTATCTTACTACTCCATTGTTTTCTAGACAAGCTAGTTGTTCATTATGTGTTACTCCGTCAAACAGAGATAAACCATAAGTTTCAAGACCCATGTTTGATGCATTAGCATCAAAGTAAGGACGGATGGCAATTGCAGTTTTCTTAACTGTTCCTTTGCCTGTTTCTACCATTGTGAATTGTGCTTCCATTTTTTTGTTGGTTTTTATTTTTTGTTGGTTTTAAAATTAGTAAAAAAAGGGGCAGATGCAGTGCAACCACCCCTATTTTTTTATTGGGTATTATTAGAATGATCCACCAGTGATTGGGTTTCTCATAACAATTTTCAATACTTTAGTTGGATCTTTAACCCAAATAGCAGGCATTGTTTGAGACATCATTACACGGTATCCATTGAATTGTCCAGAAGACTGGAATCCTTGAGAACGTCCCATGTAATCCATTGTACCATTTTGATACCACCATTTCAATTGATTATCCCAAGACAATTTCAACAAGAAGATGTTGTCATTTGTGTTGTCTGTGATATCAAAGATAATGAATGAGTAAGAAGACAATGGGAAACCATCAATGATAGGATTTTCAATATCATTTGTGTGGATGTTATCAAATGCAGGATTCAATACAAATTTCACATTAGCCAAGAATGGAATAACATAAGAAGTGTAAGCAAATCCAAAGTTCAAGTCCATACCTTTACCTGTGATAGCACCAATATCTGCAGCTTGAATCAAAAGACCAGAAGATACTGCTTCTCTTTTGATAGCTTCATTTACCATACGCATACCACCCATACCAGTTTGAACAACTAAGCTACGCTTAGGATCTGGACCTTGGAACTCAACTTTACCATTGAAGAAGTTGTAGATTTCTCCACGGAACAAATCCAATGTAAAGTTATTTTTGTTGTATACTCTTTTGAAAGAGTTATCCAACTGTTTCCAAAGACCCACTGACATTCTGATATCATCTGGACCATCTTGCTTAACACGTCCACCATGACCCCACATAAGGTAAGTCTCAATATCCGTAGCAATTTTAGACAAGTGAGCAGATTCCATATTTGTCAAGAATGATCTAGAAAGATCTCCATTGTCAAATGCTTTCTTCACTTTGTCTTTACCCATAACTTTCACCATGTCTTCCAAAGAAGTAACAGATGGATCAATGTTTTTGTCAAATGTTCTCCAGATCTCAGTTACAGGAACTGTACCATCTGCATTCATTCCACCTTTAATCATCAAGTCAGCACGAGATGAGATAGAATAATGTACGTGAGCTTCAGCTCCTCCTACATAGTTATAAAACTCACGGAAACCTGTTTTAGTGATGATGTCAGAGAATCTTTCACCATACTCACCTCTAGCAGAACCTTTACGGAAAACTTTAGTACCATTTGCTAAGTACTTGTTCTCTAAGAATTTGTAGTTGTCATTGTTTACTAACTGAACAGTATAGATGTAAGCATCTCCAAGTGGAAGAATGTCTTCATCTGTAATGTACATCTCACAACCATTGTATTTGTCATAAGTGATGATATCACCATGTCCAAATTCACGTCTGCTTAACTTGATGCGGAAAGTACTTCCATCAACACCTTTAAAGTCATTGTTTGGTTCAATATCCTCAACTATATAAGGAAGCTCATTAGATACAGGTGTCTGCCACTTGTACTCTCCACGAGCATTATCAACCATAATTACATTCTTTCCACCGAAGCTAGACATTTGGTAAAGAGGCATTTCAACCTTCTGAGCCATAGCCCAAAGGTCCACTGGACCTAAATCCATTGGTTCTGCATCCTTCAACATGTTAACCAAGTGGTAGGAATCTACGTGTGAACTAGCATTGTAGTTGGTATCCCGTAGAAATATACCATTGTTTAAAACTGGAGTTGCCATTTTTATTTATTTATTTATTTGTTACTAATTAAAATCTCTTGAACAGATTGTTAGTCTGTCTTGGGAGTGTTCTTTGAGGTTTGTTAGAAGGTCTTGTCTTGAAGTCATCATCATCTGTTTGACTTGATGATCCAAGTTTTCTAGCTTCCTCTGTTTTCAATTGTCTTACTACTTTCTCAGTAGCTGCTCTTCCTCCTTGATCTTTTACTTTAGTTCTGTATCCTTCTGGATCAGAAAGTAACCAAAGAGCTTCAGCAATTAAACCATGATTTGGTTCCACAAACTGATACTTTTCAAGCAAGTGGCCAAGCAAGTTTGTTTGCTTTCCAGAGATTGATGGATAATTTGGTTGAACCAATCCTGAGTATAATACACTCTGTGTTTTCTTATCAAGTTTAATTCCTCCAACTTCTCCTCCAAGTAAAGTATTATACACACTATCAGTATATGCTTTAGCTTGTTTAGACTGCTGTTCTTTTTTAACCTCTTGTTCTGCCAACTGACGTGCAACAATCTCTTCTTGCATTCTGTCTAATTTTGGTTTGAACTGATTTGCCTTTTGACCAAGCTTATTAAGATCTCTCCAATCTTCAATCTCAGATTCAATTTCTTCTGGAGTACCAAAACCAGTTGCATAAAGATACTGTCTTGAAATCTCAGCTTGATCATACTCATCTTCTGGATCTAACTGACGTATCTCTTCTACTTGAGCAAGTGTTCTAAACAAACCTTTTAAGTCTTGACCTCCATCAGCAACATACTTTGCTGCTAACTGAAGTTCTTCTGGCAAAGCATTAAAGAATTCTTTTGGAGTATTCTCTTTAATCTTTGCAGCTCTTTCTTCAAAGTTTGCTTCAAACAACTCTCTAAAATCTTTAGTGGTGTAATCCTCTAATGACTTATCATCATCAAAAGGAATTAATTCACCTTCTTCAATCATTTTAGATGCTAATTCAAATAAACCTGACTTGTCAACTTTAGGTCTCCCTTTGTTACCAGCCTCTTCTTCTTGTAAGATTAAGCCATCAAGTTCAGCAATTGTTTCATCAGCTTCTGCTTTCTTATCTGCAATCTCCTTCTTTTCAGCAGAAGTTGCAGGTTTTGTTTCAAGGAACGAGGTGTCAATATCTTCTCCATGTGAGAATAGTGACTTTTGTTTTTCTTCTTTGCCATCTTCTGGAAGCATTACATTTTCTGCTCCGGGTGCTCCAAACAAGGCATCAATGTCTACTTCTCTTTGTTCTACCGTTGTAGAGTCTGTTACCTGCTCATCAGGGTTATTGTTGGTTTTTTCCATTACTGTTGGTTTTAATGATACACTATAATATACAAATAAATCTTTTAAATTTAAAGTACTATTTGTAATTTTTTTGCATTATATAGCTACATGCTACTTCTTACTTTTATTATCCTTTCCAGAATCATACTTATTCTTGTTTATTCTAGCAATTTCAATTTGTTTGTTTGCTATATCTTCTTGTACTTGAAGTTTTCTTTCTTCAACACCCATCTTCTGAGAATGTCTAAGATTTTCATCAGATTGCTTTTCTCTCTGTAAATCCATTTGACTTTGGTACTGTTCTGATTGTCTAATGTTTTTCATCTCATCTTGGTAATCTGATATCTCATTTTTATTGATATCTTGCATTGCACCAAATCCAGCAGATCTAATTTCAGCAACAGTAATATTATTTGCAAGTTCTTTATCTTGTATCTCAGCTTCAGCTTGAAGTTTAGCTTGTAACTGTTTCTCTTGAGAAGCAAGTTGTTCTTGTTGCATTTGTTGTGCAGCTTGTTGCTCTTGTTGTTTCTGTTGTTGTATCTTAGCTTCAGAATCTTTAAGTACTGTATTAAGCTCTGCAATTGAATCTGATTGAACAATCTTACCAATGTCATAGATAGATGCTCCTGTAGTGTTATTCTGTACAGCCATAGACTTTAATTGTTCTAGTACAGCTCTGTGGTTTGCAGTAGTTGTACAGAATATATTAAGATCGCGCATTAGAAGATCTGTGCCATTGATCTGAAAGTTTACCTTTTCATCATCACCAGTGATGTATGTTAGTCTACTAGATGGTTTTGTAGAATGATAATACTGTGCAAGGTCAGTTCTCATCTGATGTACTCTAGGCATTAGATAATCACAGTGCTGAATAAAGAATACTTCTGTTTGAGCATAAGATGCTGCGGCAGCTTGTTCTACACCAGTAGCAGTCATTTGTGACAACTGGGCACCCATACGTTGTGGATTTACTCCTATAACTTCATAGGCTTGTTGCTTAAAGTGGTTAGCTAATTGTACCCTTGACATTAATCTCTCTGTCTGAGATAGATCTAATTTTTGGAAATGCTGAAAGTTTAATGCATTCTCTGTATTGGTAATACTTGTATCTAATGGAAGAATCTGGAAGTTCTTCATTGCTACATAGGCATTAGCATAATTTCCTTTTCCCCAGTCTTCACCCAAGGAGTGCTTTGGTAAAGTATTTTGGTCAAGCATGATAATAGTACCAAGCTCATCCACCAAGATGTCTGCTATCTGATTGTTAACAATATTGTATCCAATCTGGTATGGCTTCATTAAATCAATCAATGCAGTAGACTTAGTATTTCTATCTGAGAATACAGCACCTTCCACAGGAAGCTTGCAACCATACAAAGTATTATCTCCTTTAAATTGAAACTTCAAAGAGCTAATGTGGTTCTTATCTACACCTACATAGATAGGTGAGAATCCACCAGGATTATTCATACCCCAGAATGAAGGAATATTTGGTCCAATTTTTACACCACCCCACACTTCATTAATCCAGATCCAATCAATGTGTTCACCAAATACTAAATTATCTTTAGTTTTATTCTTGAAAAGTCTAGTATCATAAATTGGTTTTTCTTCAACCTTGTAGTCTTCAGTAATTACCTCATTAATAACTTCTCCATTATCAGCCACTTTAGTTAAGTTACCAACTTTACGTTGAGATTTCCAATATACTGTTGATACTCTTAACAAGTATGCTGTACCCTGATCATAGTAATCTTCTCCCTCAGATAAGATCTGATTGATTATATCTCCTTGGTTAATTACACTACCATTCATTGCTGACGTGTACTGTCTGTATGCAAGAGAAGGCATGTTAGTATTCCATTCATGAGATTTAGTGCCATCATACATAGAACCATCATTCTGAATACCACCAATTGTATATCCTGCAGATCTAATTGGGTAAACAGCTTCTAATGCTTCTAACTGCTCAGTTGTCATCTGATAACCATAACGGTCAATAACATCTGATGCAGTCATCATGTCTGTTTTACCAACCCACTGTGATTGGGAAATATATCTTGCATCTGGAGATTTGTGATAAAAAGTAATGGCCGGATTCCATAACTCTACTTCATAGTCATCTTCCATCATTCTAAAATGCCAGAATTCTCTATCTGTAATGAGCATATCTCTGAAGCCTCTCTCTTCTAGTTCATCCATTTTAAATCTCTCAACATCTACTTTGTGTTGATGACTAGCCCATTCTTCAACCATTGATCTGTAATCCTTCTTAAAGAATTGCTCAATCTGTGGTAAAGTTTTAAGATTCTCTGGACTTAGTTGTTGCTGTGCTTCTTCAGATTCTGGATCAAGTCCTTGTTCTAATAAAGCTGCAGTAAGTTTAGTTTGTGCATCAGCCATAAGAACTTCTTCAACTGCAGCACGTTTTTGTTCCATCATCTCATTATATGAGAATTCATCAACAGCTCTGTATGTTAGTTTAGTTGATCTTTTAGCAAATTCAGCTACTAGAACATTAATAACATTTGGTATGATTGGATAGAATCTTAACTCCAAAGCTGACTGATCTTCTTTAGTAAGAACATCAACTATATCTCTATAGTCATTGTCTTCTTCAACAATGTAATCTGATTTATCAATTACACCCTTAGCCAACTTATAATTTTTCATAAGTCTTCTGGCATTTCTTCTTATCTGCTTGAGCCCTTGCCACTCCACCCAGTCTAAATTCCAAGCTGCCCATTGCTGATCTTTCTCAGCTTTTGGTAAAAACTGTAATGGCTGAGTGATACTACCAATTCTATTAGGTTTGGTTTTAGCCCCATCTTTGGCTTGCATTGCGTTAATTATCTGCATAACTCCTATTTAATATTTTTGAATGGTGATCTTTTAAAATTCTGACCATTTCCTAGTTGGCCTCTTCCCATATGACGGAAAGGACTTCTATTTAATTTAAACAAATTATCTGACTTTTGCAAGTTTTTGGCCGCATCATCCATGATAACCCTCTTTGCATAACCTCTGTTAGCTTGTTGAATTCTCATGAAGGCAACCAATGCACAGAATGAAACCAAGCGGTCAACATTGACTCCATCTGAATATTCTCTCATTTCTTTAAGTAGCATAGGATCAGGAATCCTTTCAATACCGTATTTGGTTCTAACAATAGTTCCATCAGGTTTTGTTTCTACATCTAATTCTTCTTTAGTATATTCAATTGCATAACTTAATAAGTGAGCTTTAAATAATACACCTGTATTCTTCCAACCATACTCCTGGAACACATTAGCATTTGCACCAAGATCTTTCAAGAAAAGTATTTGACTCTTAGGTACTAGGTATCTTTGTTTCTTTCTACCAATCATGTACTGTATAAAAAGAGAAATGTTATTCTCTATTACTGTCCATGCATTGTACCATTCTATAATTAGTTCTAGCTGTTGATGTGTTTTATTAATATCATCATATCTACCACACCAAGCTGCTACAATTTTATCTTGTTCAATGAATGTTTCTGTCTCAGTTCCGGAAACTTTAGCTACCTCTACTGGAGCTTTCATTATATAGATAGAACATAATGATTCTGATGTTGTTGTTTTACCCTCTGATACAGGGTCAATAGAAGCATAATACTGTCTGAACTCCGGATTTGCAATTGGTCTTTCCCATACAACCAGACACCCTGTTTTGTCTTCAGTCTTTTTAGATACTGGAAATTCAGTAATTGGTCTCTTATTACTATTCTTTACAGTTGGTTTTCCATTCTCATCTGTAGAGATATCTAGAAACTCATAAGAGTAGTCTTTGTCTTCTATTCTTCTTTCTTGAGCTGCAATAAGATGTGTAGGAAATACAGATACTGATCTATTAGCAAAGGCTTCTTCAATATTTCTAGGATGCTGAGAAATTCTTAACTGGTAAGTCTGAGGATCTAATTCTTTTTTCCATTTATCAAACTGGTCATCCAAGGCTTTTAATGCTTCAACAACCTGTGAATTTCCATATTGATCTATGTATGGTGGCATAGACCATTGCTCAGGAATAAATAATCCAGATAACCCTACAGTTTTATTCTTATCTATTAGGTTAGACTCAACAGCATAGATGTCATTATCTGTAGGATGTAATATCATTTTTCTTAATGGTTCACATTGTGACAAGTCACCCACAGAACCAGCAGCAATAAACATCCCTGTAGTGATCATACCAGATCTCATTGCAGGACGCATGTACTCATATGTCTGATTCATCTTAGGAGCAATCCCAGCCTCTTCATGAAAGAAATATTTAACCGGACCCCCTACACCATTTGTTGGATCTTTTTCAAATGACATACCCTGTATAGTTCCTTTAAGACCTACTTCATTTTTTCTGTCACCTTTTCTTACTTCAATCTTTTGTTGCCACATCATTACCTTACTAGGATTCATTGGCCGGTACCAAGCAGTGTGCTCATTTAAGAATGCTGCATACTCATCTAAGAATTTCCAAGAACCTTTTTCATTTATGTAATCTTTGAGACTGGCCCCAATCTTTAGTGTAACACCGGCCTCAAACCATTGTTGACAAAGTAACTTTGCCATATGATAGTAGGATGAAGCAATCTGACGTTTCTTTAGAACAGCAACATGTTGATAGTTTAGTTCAGCAAGCATTTCATAAAGAGCTAAGTGATACTGAGCATCTCTAATATCTGCAAACCCAAATTGTTGAATCTCTTTGTTAAAGATTGGTAAGAAATTTAACCACATGTAATACTCACGCGCAAGATACCAAGTCTTATCTCCACTCTTAATTAAGAGACCTTTTCTGCATTTAGCTTTCTGATCATCCCAGTAGTTTATAAAGTCTTTTGATCTAAATGGAGCCATGGTATAAACATTCTGCATTTTAAATCTTCTTGACTCTACTGTAAATAACTCAGCACTGACTTCATCAAATTGATATTCTCCTGGTTCTTTAAAAATGCCAAACAAGTAAGCAGCAAACTCTTCTCTTGTTTCAAAAGATGTAATTGTCCAAGTACCATTATCCCATGTTGGGATCTCTTCATATATCTCACTCATTATGAATCATATGCTAAACCTTGACCTCCGCGCACTTTGCTAGATTGTTCTTCTTGTAAGTCTTTATAGACTCCTTTAAATGAAGCTCTTATCTGGTCAAAATTCTTCGCGGCTGCTACAAGTGAATTAATATTTCCATCTCTTCCTGCTGTAATTGGTGTAGTTTCCATATACTTTCCAAGTCTGTCAAGCATTGAAGACATTCCTTTATATGCTCTAGATGTAGGAGTTTCATACATTCTTTCACAAAATTTTAATGCTGCAAAAACTGTAGGATCTTCTGTTGAAAATTCTCCTTCAATTTCATGCATAATTATAGATTCTTTTTGAACCTCTGGTGTATGAAAGAAAGGATTCATATCTGGATTAGGACAGGTCATATAAAACAAGTACTGATAGATCTTAAGATGATCTTCTGGATATTCATCCATTACATCCTTAAGTGCCTTAAGTGTATAACAGTGTTCTGTAGGAATTACTGTTTTGTTCTGAACATCAAATAGTTTTATTAACATCAGTGCTTTGTTTTAATTTTATCTCTGTTATCATTAATATAATGAATAATTGCCAATACTTCATCAACAAGATAAGGTATTGCAATTGGTATGACTTCTTTTACTAAAGGTTCTCCATTATGATCCCGTTTTGTTATTGGATACCCCCAGTTATCTTCACCCTCTATATCAAAAATTACATGATGAACAAATATTCTTCCTGGTTTAAGTTTTGGATTATGCTTCAGTATAATGTACATATAAATACTCAACTGTAATGCATAATGATAGAAATGACAATCATCAAGATTATCTACAGGAGGTAGTAATTTAGTTGACTTACCCTCCCAGTCTATCCATGATTCTTTTTTAATTTCTTTATTAGTTTTATAGTCAATGATATTTACTTTACCATTAACTACTTCAACTAAATCTGATTGACCACAGATACCTACTGAACGTAAGTACACCATGTGTTCAGGATAAACTCCTGGTTCAAGCTTTTGAGATGGAGCATGTCTTATTCCATTATTTTCCCCGGATGGTTTAAATACAGGAATTGTTACCCCTTCTCTTTCAATTGAAGCAAATGAACATATGTCATCTTCTCTTTGGTTGTGATAAAATGTTCCAAGAGTTGTAGATCTATCTGCTTCATTTTTCCAAATCTGTTGTATTATAACGGGATCAACACCACTCCACTTTGATCTTTTACTTTTTGAAACTTTTTCTGCAACTTTCTTTGCATCAAAGGGTATTTTAAAATGGGATACAAGTGTTGTTACACTTACCCAATTAATGTTACTGTCTTCAAGACTTTTGTAACTGTGATCATTTGCGTTAAATACAATCATAATTATGCATTTTCAATTATTGAATCAGCTAATGTAATAGATGCTTCATCATTAGACATAAGCATTGCTCTAATATTAATAACTTCTTCTTTAGTAAATGTGCCTTCAAGTTGAAGAATCTTTAATTTTAAAAGTCTATTGGTCAGTTCTAACTTTTCTATTCTTGACCTAATTACAGTAACAACATCTGCATATGGATCAGAATCAGCAATTGTAGTGTTAATACGTTGACCCCATATTCCATTAGCTGTACTAATACTATTAATAGTAGGAATTGTATTAATTACTGTAGTTGGATCATAACCTAACATACCTGTAGTTGATAATCTATTTGTAAACCCTGACATAATATTAATCTTTAAGGTTATCTAATTTGTCTTCCTCTTCTTCAGACACTAAAGCTTTCCACTTAGGACCATCTGGATGTGGGCATTCTGATGATAATGATCTGGTCTTAAATGATAATGAACATCCACATTCATTACAACAAGGAGCTGTACCAGGTATAACACATTCATTTCCTTTGTATTTACATGCATCACAAACTTCTATTCTGTGTTTTGCAACATCTTCTACAAATTCATCACGTATGATTGCATTGGTTATACCTTCAAGAATCTTGTTCCGGTCTTTCCATATTTTTTTTAAGGTACTCTTCATTTCTTTTAGATTTAATGTTATCTCTTTTGATTTCCTGATCTGCTATTCTCTGCTCTAGTTTGATCAGTAGGTCAAGTTTGTTTTCCACTGTTTTCTTATTATAATAAGCTCTGAAGGTTGAAGTGTCATGATTACTTAAAGACTTAGTATATTTTGGTATGGCCTTTCTAATTAATCTAGGCTTTGCTACAAAATGACCAAGACCTTCTACATCTATTCTATGATGTACTAAGTTACTCATACTTTCTCTTACTGCTTTATAATAGAACTCAATAAAGTCTTCTACCAAAGGTTCCGGAACATCTAGTTCATCAGCAACCTGTCTATAAAGTTTATTTGCTTTCTTGGGATTCATGTGCTAAGAACTTATAATCTAACAACACTGTACCTTCTGTTTGAATTTTTAGTTCCGGATTAAGCATAATCAATTTCTTGTTAGTTAAATCTTTAATTACTAAACCATTTTTCTCAGATTTATTTATTGAATTTCTTACAGTTTGTGGAGACTTAAATATCCAATCTTCATCTGTAGAAGTATCAACACAAAAATGACTGAGCTCTATGGGCTGGTTAAAACTAAGCAATGTCAAACAGTTAAGATCAGATTCACTCATTGCTATATGATTAACATAACAATGAGTTAAAATCTGAAATTTTACTACATCCCATTTTGGCATCTTTACACGTTTCTCAACTTGATTTACTAATGCCATAATGTTACTCCTTTCTTAATTTTCTTTCCTTGGGTTGGTCCTTACCTTCGGGTCTTTCCTGAGTTTCTTGCATCATCATTGCATACTGGATACCATACTGAGCACGTCTAAATCTTTCATGATCAATATCAGCTAATAGTTTCTCATACTCATGCTGTGCTTTCAAGTAAGGAAGAGATTCTGTGTAGAAAGCTAACATTTCTTCTTTCCTTGCTGTTAGTTCTTCTGCTGATAATTGTTCCTCAGCTTCATTAATTTTTTGGTTATTCATCTTATTATATTTTTAAGTTTAGACAAATGTACAATATAAAGTTTAAACTTACAAAATTTAAACAAAAAACCCACATTACTTAAAGTAACATGGGCTAAGTATCATTAATAACTGCTGTAGATTATCTATTTTTAATTGTAAAATTTAAGATAGTCAACATGTAAAAATCTCTTGATACATCTACTTCAATAGTAAGTATATCAAAATAACTAATTCTAAGACGTAAAGCAAACTTATCCCATTGCTTATGTTTTGCTTTCCAGTTATTTCTAAATTTCATAGCTTATGAGTTTATTTCAAAATGCATCCAGTCATAATTATGAGCTCTACCTAATGAAAGGAATCCATGCTTTTCAAAGATGTCTATCATTTGTTTGTATTCAGGTCTTGCAAATCTTGCAGTCTTACTTGTTTCTTTCAATGTATTTCTAGCCGGATCTAAGTCTACTGCAATACCAAAAGCATGCTTAGACCACTCTGAGCCACCTCTCATTTTTCTAAAGTTAAAACAACCTCCATATAAGTCAATTCCTAGTTCTTGAATCTTTGGTAAACCATAAACTTCTAGAATCTCTTTAAAGACTGCTAAGAATTTATCTGCAACTAACTTATGACACCTAAGCTTAGTTGTAGTAACCTTAGTATCCCAAGCAATACGCATTGGATAAGGTAGAGTAACTGTTGTAAGATATGTACCCTCTTCATTAGGTGTTCCATAAATCTTAATTGCTTTTTCAGTTGTTAACATTTTCTTCTGTGTTTATTGGTTTGTCTTCTACTGTTAGTTGTGATACTGTAGCTACTGCTGTTCCTACAGCTACTGCATATCCTGCTGCTGTTATTAATGCTGCTGGTAATGCAACTGGTGCTGCAAGTATTGTACCTGCTACTGCTCCTACTAAGATAGCAATATGTTGCACCTTTTTCCAAAACTGTGGAGTTTTAGAATTCCATCTGTGTTTTAAATGTTTCATTTTTTAGTTTTTTGATACAAATAATCTAACTGCTTCTGATAACTCACCTACATTCTTAGCTAAGTTTTTTATCTCAAGTTGTGTAAGCTCTTGCAATGCTTGATACTTTATTTGTGTTTCTTGTTGTACTAGTTCAATTTTACCTTTTAACTTTCCAAGTTCTTCTGTATTTTTTCTTACATCAGAGTGTATCATTTTTAAAAAGTAACCAAATATAGCAAAGATTGTACTTGATATAAAAATTACTATTGTTAGAGATGCTATGTCTATTTTCATGAGTTATAAATATATATAATAATATACTAAAAATTATCCATACTGCAATGGGTAACTAAGTATTTTTTACTTAGGTACAGTTATATATTTCTAAACAAGCTGTACAATCTAAAGGTCCACTAGTTTCATAATATACCTCTGCATCTGGATATGTAGGAATTCCCATACTAAAGCCTAGTAAAGTCCAACATGCATGTCCACCAAGTGGACCAAGTGCCATAATATATACACTGTTTGCTCCAAATTGAAAACTATCTACAGTAGTTACAGTAATAATTGGACCACCACAACAAGATTGTATATCAACTGTTTTTGGTTCTTTGAATGTTAAAAGACAATCATCACATGTTGTAAATCCAGTATCCATAGCATTTGCAGATATCTCACCATCAATTCCTGATCCAGGATAACCATAGCCTAAAACTTCAAAACATAAAGGCATAGTTCCAGAATAAAGTTGTCCAGAATAATATAAACCAATTATAGGTAAAAAATTTAGTGCATATACTGTGGAAACAATATTAGTTTGACAATTTCTTACTTCCCATAAAGTATAACATTTTTGTTTAGTAGCACCTTGACCAGCAGTACATTCTAAACAAGTAGGGAATGTTTCTATACCATCTGCCCAATTAACAGGATAAGTTTCTACACCTGTAGTACTATAAGACATTACTTCCCAACAAAGTCCATAAAGATCCATAAATATAGTACCTTCTGAAAGTCCCATGTATTCTGCAGGAATAGAAATAATTTCTACTCTATCTGTATCACAACATGCTCTTACTGTAAGAAAGTATTCTAAAGGACAAGGATTGGCTACTGTACATAAATCACAATTTGTTTCAGGATCTACTGCATATACAGTATTTACTACTATATTATAGTTTGTTGGTAATGTCTCTGCAGGTTGTTTTACTAGCCAACATATACCATTTGTATCTACAAAAGAATCTCCTTGATTCAGTAAATGGTGTGGTGCAGCAAATACTTCTACAAGTTTACCACAGCAAGATTCAATATACCAAATATCAGGACATGGATTTGCATCTGTACAGTCTGTACAATCACCAACAATTATAGTATCTACAGTAATAGATTCTTCTGATATAGGAAAAGGTGTTGTATCATCTACTCTCCAACATAAACCATGATTGTCAATAAAAGTATCCCCTACATTTAATCCTGGTAATGAACTAGATACATATTCTTGACCAGGGACACAACAAGATTGTATTTTTAAATTATCTGGACATGGATTAGCATCTTGACATTCTAAACAAGTTGTATAAGTATCTACAAACTCTCTAGTAAAGTTTGTAACATCAGTTGAATTTGATATTACTTCCCAACAGTTACCTTCATCATCATTATAAAAATTACCAACTACTAATCCAGGTGCATTAACTAATTCTGTAATAATAGGTTCACAACAGTTTTTAATAATAAAATTAGATGCTGAAGTATTTACATAACATGGTCTTTCTATATCTAGTGTACAAGATACTGTTACAAAATTAGTTGTTATAAGTGGTGGAATACATAAACCACCAACAGTACAATTAGCAAACACATTAAATCCTACAATAAGTCTTGTTTTGTGTAAATCAAAATTAGAATTTAATGTTACACTTGTTTCAAAACATAAATTACCATATCTATCAAAAGTAAAACTTTCAAAAGGTATAAA